TAATTGTTTTTTTACAATGTTATCTTCAACTACTAATTTATATAAATTTTCTGAAGTTGTTGTTGTCGGCAATTCAGTAAATACTAAATTATTACTACCACTATAATATAACGTACCAGTTGTTAAACTATCTGAATCAGAGAATTTTGGTATATATCCACTAACACCTAGACCATCAATTACTTTTTTACCACTTAACGGACTAAGATTTATAGCTTGATTTACATATCCAGAACTAATAAACAAAGTATCAGAAAATTCTGAAAAAACTTTATTATCATTAATAGCTCTTACTTTAATAAAATAATTAGTATCTTCTTTTATAGGAAAAGTAAAACAAGGATCAATTGATGAATAAATAAAATCGGCAAAACCAGTTATTCTTTTAGCCATTGAAATACCCGTTACGAAACCAGACAAATTGTTTATTTTAAAATTATCAATTGTAAAATTTGCAACATATCTATTGTCTGAATAAGTTCCAGTGTATTGTGAATTTTGAAACAGCCCTCCAGATGGTAGAAATGAAAATGAGTTATTGCCTGTGTGAGCATAACTTAAAAACACTTCTGATGAATTTGAAAACCCTGACGGTATTACTATTTGTGAAATATAATTTATACCAGAAACGTATTGATCGTATAAACTTGCAGGCAAAGAACCAAAATTATCTACATAAATAGTATGATCACACCATTCAATACCTGATTGGCTATAAGGTTTAAAAACGTCTGAAAATCTAGTCAAACCCGTTCCAGAACCAGAAAAAACTCCTTGAATATTTTTAGGCGAAAAATTAGATACGTAATAATCATAGTTATTTTTATTAACTCCACTTTCTTCAACTAATACATGAAAATCATAAGCTTGAATAAATGTGTCTAAGCCTTGAAGTTTATCCCATGTAATAAAAGTTTCAAGATTTAATTTTTTATCAATATTGTTTAGATCGCATCTTACATAACCAGTTAAATCCTGTATTTTATAAGGTAAAGAATCTAATGCATAAGAGTTTAATTTAATTCCTGAAGATCTTGCGATTTGTCCAGTAGCAAAATATCCATACGGTATCAAATGTAAATAAAACGGTATGGATACTGAATTGTCTTGCTGCGTATCATCTGACGTTGAATTTAAAAAGAAATTAGGAATAGAAATATTTGATAAACTATTACCTCCCGGTACATCTAAAGTAAAAAAATAATCGTCATCTAACGATTGAAATTGTGATCCAGTTGTAGCAAAAATAGATATTTTATCTATTGCATGTGAATTGTTAGAATCTAAATTTAAACTCACCCTATCAGTAAGCGAATAACCAGAGATGCTAATTTGTGGAATTCCAAAGTCAATTAACGAAACACCAGTACTTCTATTATTTTGATAATCAGAGCTGACTATATCTATAAAAAATTTACCTGATAAATTTAAAAAACCTGAATTACCAGTTACTTGATTAAAAAGTTGAGCTACTTCTATCGAACTTATTGAAAAATTTGTATCTTTTATCGAAAAAGGATTTTGATATAATAAATTTCTATTGATATCATAGTAAAAAATATCAAAACCAGAAAAACCCACATCAAATATAACTCCGCTTAAGATTTGTTTAGATACGGGCCTTTCAACTACCCATGTTAAATTAACATTAGACTCATATAAATCACCAACCACCAGTGGCGTATTTGCATCTAAGCCATAAATCGAAGCAGATTGACTTTTATCAGATCTTGATGAATCGTTAGCAAAAGAAAAATCAATTGATTTTATCAAAAAATCAACATCATAACTCAACGCAGTCGAAGGGATAAAAGCCATATATTAAATTACACTAAAATAATTTTTTTATTTTTGTCGTAAGCGTAAAAATCAATTGAATATTGAGGGGAAAAGGAATCTGACGATAAAACAGTTTGTCCTAAAAATATTTTAATAAATTTTGAATTAGCCTTTTCTATTGTAAAGGTTAAATTTTTACCACCTTTAGTTATAATACACTTTAACCCAAAAACATTAAAATTAGATGCTATTTTAATATTATTAAAAATTGATATAAAATCAATTGTTAATTCTTGATATCTATTTATAGAATAATACGCAACCAGCGTTTCATCTTCTAAGTGAAAAGAGTAGTCGTATACTTTATTTATTGTTTTTGAATAATTAGAATCTCTATTTGAAAGATATCCTAAATTAAAAAACGATTCTATTTCTGAATCGGTAAAAGCCGGAGATATATAATTATCAGCAGAGAAGATTATTTCTTTTTGATCGTTTTGAAAAGAATCGACATATTCATCTTTTTCAACATAGTCAAATTTTTGTTTTGAATATTTCAATGCTGACACCGAATAGTCATTAACTGAATTTTCGGATATACTAACAATCCTATATAAATCACTATCATCAGTATAATTTTTTAAATACACAGTGAAGGCCGCTCCTGATCTCAAATAAGCATAATTACCGTATTCATGATCAGGATATGGAGCGAAATCTATATTATTTATAGAAGCCTGTGGAGTGTTAAACGCTACAACCGCATGTAATGGAGGCCCAACACCTACTGTATCACTGCGTAAAGATTGATCATCTAGATAATAAACAACGCTTTTACCATCAAATATTATTTTTAAAGCGCTTGTATTTTTAATATTTGACGCTACAGGAGACGCACTAATAGTTCCATTGTTTATTATAAATAAATATCCATTAGCAATATACAAGCCATAATTTATATCTGAAGCGTCTACTGTTGGATTATTTATTGCGCTTAACCCACAAATTAAAAAAGCTAAAGGATCAACAACGTTAAAAGAAAATTGACAACCATCTATATAACTTTGTTTAGAAAAACATTTTCTCGTAAAAGAAGCGCTTCCTATGTTATCGCCAGAAACGGTTCTATTATCACTTGAAACAATGACTTTTTGTATTACATTCCATGAAACATAAGCTTGACTAATGAGTTTTAATTTTAAATTAACATTGTCAACAGACTCAATAAAATAGGTTAATTCACGCAATTCAGAATTAATTAAACTAATAATTTTTATTAGTTTTCCCAAACAATCTTCCGAAACTTCTCTGTCTATATATACACAATTATTTTCAAAATCAAAAGACTCAATTTTGCCATAAATTAAATTACTATTTTTTAAAGCGTCACTTATTCTTATGACATCACTTATTTTCAACATTGATATTTCAACGCCTCCTGAAAAACTTACTGTTTGAGATTCAAGTTTTTGTGTAGCTAAAAACCATTTTCCCAATCTACGAGCTTGATATTTAGACGTAACACCAAAACCTAAAATTTCTGTTTCAACAACTCCTGTTTTTTGAATTAACTCTGCGTCATCTACATATACAATTTTATCTTTAAAATTATCATTTTTATCAGAATAAGAAACTTTAGCCACCGAATGAAAACCGTTAAATTGAGATGAAGAATAAGTAAATAGCCCATCTTTTACGTTTGCATTATTAAAAACGTAAACAACATTTTTAGGAACATCGCTAGTTAAATTTAAAAATCCATTTCTAAAATAAAAAATTCCTCTAAAAATAGAACTTAAATCAGATAAAACTTTTAACCCTTCTGATTCGTTATTTATTATTAAATTAGCGGAAAATCTATTTTCTAAAAAATCATCAAACGATTCGTGTTTTGCTACGCATTTACCCATATGCACGTTTAAAGATTTATCAAATATTTCTCTATCAACAAAATCTCTAGAAACTTGCTCATCTCTCGCATCAGAAGAGACAATACCTACCGCATATTTATATGCATAAAATTTAATTTTATCTTCAATATTCCTAGTAACTGGAGCCTCACCAAGGAGATTTTTCAAATCTGAAAAAAACTTATCGCTGCTATCTGATTCTATAAATTTTCTCGGTCCAAAGTCATTCATCAATCTTATAAATGTAAATACAGTATTATTTATTTCCTGTTTAAAAATAAGTATTACTATTTTTTTTACATTTAAATCTATATCTTGTTTATTTCCATCTTTAAGGTCGTATAAATAAATAATACTACCACTTGGGTATTTTAAATATAGCTCTTCCACAGTTTCGGTTGTCACTGTAAAAATCGTATTAAAAAGCATATCGTCTTTTTGGAGATTTAAAAAGACACTGCTAGAAAGATAAAATTCATGAGGAGCGTATTTAGTTTCGCAATTTGTTTTTAATAAAGCATCGCAAAACTTAGAGATTTTCAAAAGTTCCCATTTATTTAAATCGTTTTCTGACATGAAAGATCTAGCTAAACCATATCTACTATTCGTACATAAATCATAAAAAATCCAAGCAGGATTATCAGTCCATTTCAAAGCTTTGCCGAAATTCCCAGACCAATCCCCTATATACTCTCTAGCTTCTGAATCATAATTATCAGGAACTAAAACTTTTAATAATTTGACATCGAAACTTCTTGTTGGAATTGAAGAAAAATGTTTTGAGCTGATTGTGTTTTTGCAATAAGCTGTGAATGGATATGAAAAATCATAACTTAAATATTCTATTATACTATTAACCGAAAAACTTCTAACATAAAGATCATCTCCAGTAACAGCGGGAATTCTATCAGATAAACTGTATATACTTATTATAAATTGTGAATTAGTTGACAATCCAATTCTATCATCTTCTGTTATTTCAATATCAAAAGACAATAAAGAAGCATTTTGTTTAGCAAAATAATTACCAGAGAATAATAAGAAAACAGATTTTTGCTTAAGAGAATTTTGCACAGAAACAATAAAATTTATTGCAGCACTCAAAGTTGTCCCGCTTCTATCAACTCGATATAATTCATCAATACTTACAACTACTTTAACAAAATTTGTATATTTATTTTTAACATAATGAGAAAAAACTCTTGCTAATTTTGCCGCATTCATGTATACTACAAACGGGTCTTGTGCATTGTCGCCATCCCAAGTCTTTAAATGATTTGAAACATCTGCGCCTACCACACCAAAAGGACCCTTACCATCTAAATCGTAAATTTTACTTTTATATTCGTATAAACTACTTGGTTTCGTTTTAATTGAAGGATTTTCAGAACCTACATTAAGAATACCATTACTAGAACTTACATTATATAAATTTGATTTTGGATCTCTTATTGGAATATCATTAAAATATATCCCATAAGATAAATTTGAATTAGAAACGTCAGTTTTATCAATCGACAAATCAACATAATTTAAAGTGTTTCCAAAACTGTCCGCCAATCCTTCAATCGGACCTTCAGAAATTAAATCTACAGATTCATAAAAAACTTCTGAATCAACTGGTTTTGGCGTTATACTACTACCACCTCCAGCATTTGTTGTAAAAGGGCCTTTACCATTAAAAATATTAGAATCTGCCGATAAAATTATTCTCATCCTTGCCCTTCTCGATTTGTTATAATTAAATTATTTGAAACCACAATCGAACCCACTTTAACACGACCATAACCTAATGGAACTGGAACATTTCTTGCAGTAACATTTTCATAATTTGAAAATAATCTAGAATTAGTTTTTACATCAACAGGTGATTTTGGAGTCATAATTTTAGCAATTAATAACTGTATACCTATTGAAACAGCTAACATTAATAAGAAAGCGGTTATGCCAAAATCGCTACCTATTAACAAAGGAACAACCTCGACAACAGAAGTTTTTTTTAATATAGGAGAGTCTAAATATTCAGGTGGCATTATTTTTCCGTCTACATATATTATGAAATTAGATATATATAACTGTAAATTACCTAATGTTTTTACCAAAGATCCTGTATTAGCCTCTATTGCATCAAAAATTTCACTGACACTAGACACATTAAGTTGCCAATCTGTTTTCAAATAATTTTCAAAAACGCCATGTAATTTAACTGAAACCATATAATATATTATTTACACTTCATTTCTGACCAAGTTTCATTTTTTTTACAAAGAATCAACATATTTAAATTATGAAACTTTTGATGATACTTATCTTGTTCTGAAAAAAAACAATTGTTATCATGACTATGAAATAAATACTCAATTGTATATTTTTTTTTGATTTCTAAAAAATCAAGTGGAGATACTATAAAATAATCATTTTTTAAAGGATGCTTATTCTCAACTTTTATAAAATCCAAGTTATTTTTTTCATCCGTAACTATAAATCCACAAATTTCACCTTTTTCGCTATCGCATATTTTTATAATTTTTTGTTTTAACGCTTCATTTATTATTTTCATAAGGAAATGTAGCCGGAAAAGCTCCAAAAGGCAACGCTTTATCAATCGTTAAAGAGTTTTGAGTAATATAATCTTGAAACCTTAACAAACAACCCGTCAAAGTTTTAGAGCATTTATCTTGTTTCCACAAATTTGAATTTTTTTCAGGAAATTTATTAGAAACATTATCTTCTATACAAACAAAAAAAGTTTTAGGTTTATTATCAAAATTGATTTGATATTCATATTCTACAGAACTCACCGATGAAAAAGGATTAACATAAACAAAATCTCCTTTCATGTATTTAGTGTTTGGCGACCAATCCCCTTTATAATTTAATCTGTCTAAACCATAAGAATTATTTTTAAGAGCTGGTTTATAATTACTTAAAAAAGTTTTATTATTTTCATCGGCTATAGGTAAACCTGGATCAGGAGATGAGCTATTACCACCCCATTCAGTCTTTTTAAAATAAAAGCTACTTGCCTGTAAAGCAGACACCGTTTGAGAATTTGATATTTTACACGATATTAAAGGACCAGCATAATTTGGTTTGTTTCCGTAATTACACCCAGAACATCTATAACCCCAAGAGCAAGTATCATTAGTAACTTTTCTTGAAGGCAAAGATAAATTTTCTAAATCAATTTTTGTAACTAATTCTAATTCTACAGTATTTTTATTTTCTGACTTTTTTAAATTTATAATAAATTTGTCATTAGATATGTATGTATTGAAAGCTGAAACTCCAAATGGATTGATACCATCTTTAAAATTTATAATGTCCAAATCTTTAGCGAAAATTCGTTTTCTGAAAAAGTTTTTGCCGATTAAATCTCCTCGATCTTTTAATACTTTTGATATATAATTATTAATATTTGAAATTTTTAAAGATGGCCTACTTTGTCTTCCATCAGAAGTTGATTCAAAATTAGAAAACTCACATGGCATAAAAATATATTCATTTTCTTGAAAAATTAAATTGCTATCAAAATTTTTACAACCATGTATTCTTAAATAACCTTCGTTTGGCTCCAATTCTAACTCAAACAAATCTAAAATTATATAGTTATTTAATTTAAATAAAGTATTCATGAATTTTTTCTTCCTGCTAAATTAAAAATATTTGGTAATCTAATTCTGTCTGATTGAAAATTCAAACCTGAAGACGAACCAGCAAATAATTTTAAATAATTTTTAGTTAAATCCGTATGCAAAAGCAACAATTCTGTTGGTGATAAATTTCTATTATAAAATATTATATCAAAATAGCTCATTGATTCATTATTTCCTCCAGCAACACCGTTACAATTTGATATTAATTTTAAAGTTGAACCTGATATTTTATTCATAATATGATTATTATGATAGGTAATAAAACTGCCTAGATTATATTCTATAAGAAGGTGGTTATTTACAAAAATAGACATAATACCAGAGCTTCTTCTAATGTTAAGGATCATTGGATAATAGTCTGTTGCATTTA